TGATGGCGTCCCTCCTTGGGGGTTATCCCTTGCGGTATTCGATGCGGTATGAAGCGACAAACCGAACGGTTTTCGGGTTGCCATAGTCGACCTCGGAGGGCGACATCACGGTCCGGACCCTGTCGACCAGGACCGGCCCGATCTTTCGACCGATGAGCGCGTGGAAGATTTCCCTCACGTCCTCGGCCAAAGCTGCAGCACCCTTGTAATTCGGGTGGAAGGTTTCGACGTCCACCAGGGGCGCGTCGGTAGTGAGGTCATCGGTGCCCGGGCCGCGTGCGAGCCGGATGAACTCCGGGAGCAGCTCGACGTCGCCCGGGACCTTCGTGCCCGTCCGCTTCCCGCCGGTGGCTTCCCGGACGTGGTCGACGAGGGGCGCGATTGGGTCCGGCCAGCCGCCGCTCATCCGGCCTCACCGGCCCGGCCGAGGATCCGCCGGCGTTTGGCCCGGGCGGTCCCGAACTCCTGGGCGGGGTTGTCCGCGACGACGTTCACAAAGGGGCGGCCCTGGGGCCGGACCCCGGCCTCGGTCCAGACTTTCATCGTGACCTTCTCGGAGGCCGCGAGCGCCTGGGCGCGGGACTGGATCCGGGCGGCGACGGCGGCGAGCTGCGCGGCGACGCCGGGGTGGTTCGCGGCCTTCTGGATGAAGGCGTAGGTGATTTCGGTTTCGGCCATCAGCCCCGGACCCTTTCGAGTGCGGCTTTCAGGAAGCCCTTGACGATGAAGCCGCCGGGCTGGCGGCCGGGTTCGCCGACGACCTGATACTCGGCGCCGTCCAGGACGACAACGGAGGAGGAGGTCAGCGGGGCGGAGAGGCCGACGTAGTACCAGTACCCGTCGATCTGCTGGTCCTTGGCTGCGGTGTCCTCGGAGGAGCCTCTGGGCTCGTACCAGCAGAGGGCCGGGGTATCGGCGCCGGGGCCGGTGATGGGGGCCCCGTAGTCGTCGTATTCGCCCGTTGGGGCTCCGGGGTTCCGGATGATGCTCGGCTCGGTCATCAGGTCCACAGTCAGGCCCCGATCCGGTAAGCGGCGATGCTCGCCTCGGTCGCCGGGGCCTCGCCGCCCTCGAGCTGGACGGAGCGGCCCGCGAGCGCCTCGGCTTTGATCCGGCCGGAGGCGGAGGCGGCGGCGCGTTCGGCGATGATCGGGAGCAGCTCGGCCGGGCAGGTTTCGTAGCCGTGGCTGTAGGTGACGAGGATCGCGTCGGGGAAGCCGCCGGGGCGGGCGAGGACACCGTGGGCCCATGCGTCCCAGCCGGTGACGGGGTTCCCGTACCGGTCGGTGACGGCCTTTACTTCGGTGACGTGGAGAGAGGGGAGGAGGACCTCGTCGGCGCCGCCGGTGCGTAGGGCAATGGTCTGCTCTACGTTCGGGGCGATGTGCCAGCCGCATTCGGTCCGGATGCCCGCGCCGGCGGCCGTGACGGCGCCCTCCTCGAAGGGCCCGCCGCGGAACGCTGTCAGGGCGTTCGGGTCGGCGAGCGGGGCGAGCTTAGGGCCGGGATGTGTGGGGAGCAAAGGTCCGCCTCCTCTCGGTTACTTGTTCGCCGGGGCGGCGGCGGCCTTGTTCGCCGGGGCGGTGGCCGCCTTGTTCGCCGGGGCGGTGGCCGCCTTCTGGGCCTTGGCGGCGGCTTCGGCTCCGGCCTTCTCTTCGGCCGCGAGCTTGGCGTCGGCGTCGGCCTTGGCCTTCTCCGCGGCGGCCTGGTCGGCGACGATCTTGGCCTTCTCGGCTTCGGCCGCCTTCGCGGCGGCGGCGCTGCGGGCCTTGTTCCGGGTGGCGGTGGCGTCCTTGTCGGTCAGGCCGCGGCGCTTCGCGTCCTCGGCCGTGAGCTGGACGGTGGTGGTGAAGCCGTTCACGGTGATGTCGTACTCGGTGAGCTGGGCCATGATTGCGCTCCTTCGGTGGGTGGATGGGTCGAGCGGGTGCTGAGGCGCTCCGCCCGGGGGTGGAGCGCCTCAGCGGTGGGGTTGGTGTGGCTAGCCGGCCACTGCGGTCTTGACGAAGGCCGTGGGGCGGGTGACGCCGAAGGCGACACGCTCCTCGGCCAGGATCGCGACCATGTTGCGGACGAAGAAGTCCGAGTGGGAGTCGGTCACGGAGACGGTGGTCTCTTCGCGGTCCCACAGGACGGCCTTGGAGAAGTCGCCGACGAGGCCCTGCCCGGCGGCGACGCCTTCGGTCTCGACGATCGGCACGCCCCAGAGGGTGCGCGGGCCGAGGGTGAAGGGACCGGCGCCGATGAACTTCCCGGCGGTGCCGTTCTCCCGGGCGAGGTCGATGGTTTCGACGTCGACCGGGTTCAGGGCGATCGCGTTCGGCACGACGCGGCCGACCACGCGGGCCTTGGTCAGGGCCTTACGGGTCGACACGAAGATGTCGGTATCGAAGGCCTGGGACTGGACGCCCGAGGTCGAGAGGATGCCCGGCAGGTTTTCGCCCGTGCCGTTGCCGGTGAGGATCTGGGCCTCTTCGGCTTCGGCGATGTCGGCCCGCAGCTCGTCGTTGATGAGGCCCTCGAGCTGCGCGGCGTCGGACAGGGCGCGCTTGGTCGCGGGGACCCATTCGGCGATCGTCTTGACGTTCGCCGTTTCCTTCTCGAAGGCCCAGGAGCCTTCGGGCTTGTAGCCGCCCGTGACCTTCGTCGCGGTGCCGTTCGTGCCGTCGCCCAGGATGCCGGAGCTGGTGGCCTCGGGGACCGGGGCCGCGGCGTTCGTATGGGAGACCTGGCGGACGTACTCGACGGCGTCGGAGCCGGTGCGGCGGACGCTGATGATGTCGCGGATGGTCAGCGGCCGGCGGCCGAGCATCTCGATGATGCCGGTCTGTTCCGGGGTGACGAAGGCACCGGCGGAGCTGGTGTCACCGCCGACGAAGAGGCCCTTGACGTGGATCGGGTCGGTGGAAAAGTGGGCCTTCTCAGAGACGCGGCCGTTCGGGAAAGCGCCGATCGCGGCCTTGAACTCGGCGGAGTTCACGACCTGCAGGCCGAGGCTCGTGACCCGTGCGAGGGCCCCGGAGGCGCCCTTCTGGTGTTCCAGGTCCTCGGCCGCGGCCGGGCCGATTTCGCCGGCGAGGGCCTTGGCCTGGTCGAGAATGTCCGCGTCGGCCTTCGCCGTGCGGATCTGCTCGAGGAGGTCCCGGCCCTTGGCCATCGCTTCGGTGTAGTCGGAACGCTCAGCGTCGGTCAGGGACCGGCCCTCGGCGTCGGCCTTCGCGGCGATGTCGGTAGCGGACTTGGCAGCCGCCCGCGCAGCGTCCTGCAGCATCTTAAGCTTGGTGCTCATTGCGTGCCCTTTCGTAGGCATGGGAAAGGCCCCGGAGTGTTCCGGGGCCTCGGGTTCGGGTGGTTAGGCGCTGACCTCGATATCGAGGGCTAGCGCCTCTGCCAGGCGGCGGGCGGACGTGTCGGCGGCGGGCTCCTCGGACTTGGCAGCCGGGGGCCGCTCCTCGTCCTTGGCCGGCGGCTTATCGCTGGCTTGTTCCTGGTCGGTCGCCTCCGCGGCGGTGATGACCGCCCCGATGGCCTCCTGCGCCTGGCGCAGGGAGTCGATGTGCTTGGCCGCGAGGACGCGGCCGGCTTTGAAGCCCTCGGTCAGGGCATCGGCCTGGGCCTTGACGGCCACGACGGACGTGTCCTGGTTCGCCCCGATCGGGACAAAGCTGTACTCGTAGACCTTGAGCTTCCGCAGCTCGTTCGCCGTGACGCCGTTGCCCAGGTCGACGGGACCCGAGTCGAGGACATCGAAGGCAAACGAGAGCTGATTCAGGCGGCGGCCCTTGACGAGGCGGTAGACGTGCGGGCCCTTCGGCGACTCCATATCGAAGAAGCCGTGGATCCGCCAGCCGTGTTCGTCCTCAGACATCTCGATCGTGCCGCCGACGTAGAAGTCGGGATCATCGAAGCGGTGGCCGAAGAGCGCCGGCAGAATATTGCCGGAGGCCTTCCATTCCTCGATCGTGTCCAGGAAAGCGCCCGGGGCGATGACGTCGCCATAACTGTCCGGAGTCTTCGTGAAAGTCGAGGGGTAGACAATGAACTCGCCCTCTTTCAGACCGTCATCTGGCCCGGCCTTGACGCCCCCAAGGGGCACACTCTTGATATGCATTGGCCCTCCCGGGGCGTTAGTGGATGATGACGACCGAACACTTACAGTTGGCGACGTCGTCGGCATTGCCGCCGATGCCGCCCGGCCATTCGAGGCCGTTACTGAACTTCGCGTCGATGGGGACGGTCTCCCCGTTGAGGGATCGGTGGGAGGCCCGGGGCTTCCCCGAGTTGACCTTCCACCGCTTGCGGGCCTCCGGCCGGGTCTGCCGGGCGGCCTCGACCATGCCGAAGCCGACGAAGGCCGCGGCCGCCGTCATCCCGGACTGCTTGGCCCGGGACTCCTCGGCGACGTCGAAGACGTGGCCCATCGCCTCGGTCCCCCCGG